TCACGGTAAGAATAGGGATTCGAATTCCCTTGGGTTCACCACTTTATGGATCGTTAGCTCAGCTGGTAGAGCATTTGACTCTTAATCAACAGGTCGTAGGTTCGAACCCTACACGGTCCACCATTTTGTGATTGTTTCCCGATGGTGTAATGGTAGCATACGAGTCTCCAAAACTCTTGGTTGCGGTTCAAGTCCGTATCGGGAACCCATCTTCTAATGCATAGTGTGAGAACTCCCGCACTTAATAATGGGATACGGTGTGTGACTCTACCTAATGAAAAGAGCAGGAGCGGTGGTTACTTACACCGCAGCTATTTTGGCGCGTAGATCAGCGGTAGATCAGCTGACTGTTAATCAGCCTGTCGGTGGTTCGATCCCACCCGTGCCAGCCATCTTGGTGACCTGCAGATACATCTGACGGGTTCATCCTATCAGTGTAGGGGCTTTTCCGTTTCGGTAGCACTGATTGAAGTATGAGGCAGAACGGAATGTAATCTATGTTGCGTGGGGGCATAGATAAGAACGAACCTTAAATGGTAGCCCACGCCTTATTTTGGGGACGTAAGCTAACGGGAAACTGACGCCCTTGCACGGCGTACTTGTGGGTTCGATTCCCACCGTCTCCACCACTTTTGTTGTTTGTAAGCCCAGAGGCTAGATCGAGCGTTATGTAACTATCACAATACAATCCCGTTATCGATCGTAAAACGGGTGAGTCGATAGCATAGAGTGCAAACAACAATCTTCTCTTGAGGAGTCGTCTAACGGCAGGACAGCAGGTTTTGATCCTGCTTATCGTGGTTCGAATCCATGCTCCTCAGCCAAAATTTGGACAGGTTGGAGAGCGGTTAAATCCAATTGACTGTAAATCAATCACCCTACGGGTTACGCTAGTTCGAATCTAGCCCTGTCCACCAATTATGTGATGGTTGACTAATGGTAAGTCCCCAGGTTGTGATCCTGGTATATCTGGGTTCGAGTCCCAGTCATCACCCCACAATGGGACCATAGCTCAGTTGGTAGAGCAAACGCTTGATAAGCGTTAGGTCACTGGTTCGAGCCCAGTTGGTCCCACCATTTTGTTTGGAAGATTGACAGAGAGGCTTATTGTCGCTGTTTGCTAAACAGATGGGGTAGAAATACCCACACAGGTTCAAATCCTGTATCTTCCGCCAATACAATAGAAACATAGCATAGCGGCTAATGCGCCACCTTCATACGGTGTTTATCGTGAGTTCGAGTCTCACTGTTTCTACCATTTTAACATGTGACGGTGGCTGAAAGGTCAGGCAGAAGTCTGCAAAACTTCTTCATGCTGGTTCGAGTCCCGTCCGAGTCGCCATATTCGGGACCTTAGCTCAGCTGGTAGAGCAGTAGACTTTTAATCTATTGGTCAGGAGTTCGAATCTCCTAGGTCCTACCAATTCGCTCCTGTAGTGTAAGGTAGCACGACGAGTCTTATAAGCTCGATTCGCCAGATTAGCGGTTAGTCTTGGTTCAAGTCCAAGCAGGAGCACCAAACGGAGATTGTTATGGATACTTACAACAGAACATTTGCTAAGACAGTAACGTATAGAATAGTAACATTCATACTTACATTTGTCTTAACATACTTAATAACTGGTGATGCCTTTCCATCTGCAACGATTGCAATTCTCTCGTTGACTGCTGGTGCCTTATCGTTTATAATACACGAACGTCTTTGGACGAGAGTGAAATGGGGCAACTTGGGCGGAATCGATCGTAAGATTAGATCAGTTGCGAAAACAATTACATATAGACTTTGGTCATTGTTCATCGTCTTTGTAATTGGACTATTTCTTGGAATGGGTGGTGGTGATGCAGCATTGCTAACTATCGCTCTCAACATTATGTACTTGACCACACACTACGTAAATGAGAGGTTGTGGAATAGAGTGAAATGGGGTAAGATATACTAATAGTTTCGGATATTAGCTCAGTCTGGTAGAGCACCTGCTTTGGGAGCAGGGGGTCGCAAGTTCGAGTCTTGCATGTCCGACCAATTTTCGCGACTGTGGTGGAATCGGTATACACAACAGACTTAAAATCTGTCGGCGTCAGCCTTGTCGGTTCGAGTCCGACCAGTCGCACCAAGTTTATGGCCTCGTAGCTCAGTGGATTAGAGCAACAGCCTTCTAAGCTGTGGGTCGCAGGTTCGAGTCCTGCCGGGGTCGCCAGTTTATTGTTGACTTTATACATATAGTTTAGTACAATACAGATATCGCCCACTTAGCACAGCTGGTAGTGCACCTGATTTGTAATCAGGGGGTCGGGAGTTCGATCCTCTCAGTGGGCACCATTTCTTAAAAACATAAATAACAATCGCCGCACTAACCTTTCGGTGTAAGTGTTATGCGCACGGCGCTGGCGTTATAGGATCCAGCTACTGCTCGAGAAGTAGCACTCAGTAGCGCGCTGAGGGAAAAGATGAACCGATACCTTTTTTTGTTGCGGGGTAGAGAAGTAGCAACTCGTTAGCCTCATAAGCTAAAGACCGGTGGTGCAAATCCATCCCCCGCTACCAACTTAATATTATGACACTAGATCAATTCAATAGTATATTTCCTTTCGTAGCAAGCACTGCTGTTATACTGAACATTCGCAGAGTGTATCAGGATAAGATTGTTAAGGGAATCCATTGGGCCAGTCCTCTTATCAATTACACTGGCCAGATATCAGGAACATACTTACTATATTCATTAGGTCAGTACTATTCTATGATGGCAGGTATTTGGTATACCATGTTGTCTGTTACTTGGTATTGTATGATGATATACTACAACTACATTAAAAAGATGCCCGGTTAGCTCAGCGGTAGTAGCATCTCCTTTACACGGAGAGGGTCGGCGGTTCAATCCCGTCACCGGGTACCATATATAATATAGCCTCGTACTGCTCAGGCAAGTGGGGCAAAGGCCGGTGGCTCGCGGCGCCAAGCACGAAAAACGCCTTGGCCAACATGAGCCTCCTTTTATAGCAATGTAGCATAGCGGCCAATGCACCTCCTTCATACGGAGTTTATCGTCAGTTCGAGTCTGACCATTGCTACCATGTTTGTTGCGGTGGCAGAAAAGTTATGCAAGAGTCTGCAAAACTCTTTTATGCTGGTGCGAGTCCAGTCCGCAACTCCATATACATATAAGGGACAATAGCTCAGTTGGTAGAGCAAAGTGTTGATAACGCTTAGGTCCATGGTTCGAGCCCATGTTGTCCCACCACTTTGAGGTTTGCTATGAGATTCTTAACAAGGAAGTTAGTCCAGCCAAGTGATCTAAATGTAAGAGGTACTCTGTTTGGAGGACGACTTCTTGCCTGGGTCGACGAGGAGGCAGCAATCTTTGCCGGCGTTGAGGCAAGGCACAATAAAGTTGTCACTAAGAGCATTTCAGCAATCGATTTCATTGCACCAGCATTCCAAGGGGATATTATTGAGATTGGTGTAAGATTGAAATCAGTTGGTAGGACCTCTATCACTGTTGAGGTCCAAGTACGCAATCTTGTTACTCAAAAAGTAATAGTCAACATTGATGAGATGATATTTGTTTGCGTAGATGAAAATGGCAAACCAACACCACACAGTCTAAGAAAGTAATATGGCATACCTACCAGAATACTTGGAATTCGTTACAGAAGCAATTAGGCTTGAGTTCTTTCAGCCTAATGGACTATCAATGTTTGAGCTTGGTAACCAAAGATTTATTGGTGGTGAGTTCTCAACTGGTAAACAACATTTTGAACACTATGGTATGCTTCACACATCCGTTGATATTAATGGAGAGGATGGAGCACTTGCTTTAGATTTAAGAAAGCCAGAACTCTTCTATGACTTCAGATGTAGATATGATGTCCTAACTAATCTTGGCGTCACAGAACATGTTGAACCAATTGTCAGCCAGTATGAATGCTTTTCTATTATTCATGATGTCGTAAGAGCTGGTGGCATTATGATTCATATGGTACCTGATGTTGAGGAGTTAGATGTTAGTGGTGCTTGGAATAAGCATTGTAGTATCTATTACCAAAAAGAATTCTTTAGTGAACTAGCCGAACAATGTAACTATACCATTCTAGAGAATAAGGTCATCTTCGGATTAAGATCTGTAGTGCTAAGAAAAGAAACAGCAAGATCATTCACAACAAACGCTGAGATATTTTCTTTGATACAACAAAGATAAATAATTTTATGGTTAAATTGATTAATAACATTCCTCAAAAAATTGTTAATGATATTGAGCTATGGGTAACGAGTACAAAGATCCCATGGTTTTTCTTTACTCATACATTGGGTGAAGACCAAAGAGGTAGTCATAAAGTAGATCAGGATACTTATACAATAGCTGATCTACCACGTCTTACTCACTACTTCTATCCAAATTCCAAATCGCCTGAGAATGATAGAAAGTTCATTATGCCATTGACCCAATGGTGCCGGGCAAATATCTTACCTCCAAACTATGAGGTAAGAAGAGTGATGGGTAACTTAACAACTCAGCTAAGAGACGCTGAATTGCTTTTGAACATTCCTCATGTTGATTCAGATGATGGTGAAAAATTTACGTTTCTCTACTATGTAAACGACAGTGATGGCCAGACTGTGTTTTTCGAGGATGGTAAGATTGTATGTGATGCAACACCAGTAAGAGGTACTGGCGTCCTGTTTCCATCCAACACTGTTCACGCAGGACAAGTGCCTGCCATGAACAAATCGAGATATGTTATTAACTGTTTATTTGAAAAGCGGGATTGATGTAATGGTAGCCTGGAACCTTGCCAAGGTTCACGCGCGAGTTCGATTCTCGCATCCCGCTCCATTTAGGTAATGTATGGTTGATTCTCTAACAGTAAATCCCTTATTAGCAGACTCAGTAGAAAAAGAGTTGCTGAGTATTAAACCAACATGGCAATATGTTGGGATGACAAATTACTTTTATGATGTTTCAGATCCCGGCATAAGATCTCTTCTTAACAACATTAACGCAAAGTATGGTCCTGTCGTTGACACTCAAAGATTTACAGATGAGTATGTCAATAGATTTGTAAAACCTGATGTTAGATTCATCGACATTCGCAGCAACCCAAACTCGCGTTACAACAAACATTTTCCAAATGTCGCTAGACTTGTTGATTATATACAAACTGCATACATTCCTAAAGAGTATGCTGTGTATAGATTGATGACAAATATTCAAACAATCAGACCCAAATGGACTATGAATGCTCCTCATCCAGACACGAGGTTGGATAAGTTTATTACAGTTTTATACTATGTTAACGATAGTGATGGTGATACCTTTTTCTTTGATGGGGACGAATGCATAAGCAGAGTGAAACCTATCAAAGGTACAGCTGCAATGTACCCATCTAATACGTGGCATGCTGGCTCAACACCAGTTGAGCATGAAACGAGAGTGGTTATCAACATGGTGTTTGGACCAAATAAATAGTTGATTGTTAAAGTAATTTGTAGTACAATACAAACAAAGGAAGCGTGGTAGAGCGGGTGAATACGCTAGTCTTGAAAACTAGAAGCCCTTTACAGGGCTCGAAGGTTCGAATCCTTCCGCTTCCGCCATTTATTTTATTGAGGTGAATTATGAAAAAAGCAATTTTGTTTTGTCTTATCTTTACTAATAGTCTTGTTGTTGCAAGCCCTCCTCAATTAGAGGAAGTAGTAGTAACTGCACAGCGCAAAGTTGAGTTGTTACAAGAGGTACCTCTTTCTCTTTCGGTACTTTCCGAAGAAGACCTTGATTCAAGGCAAATTGAAACTGTTAAACAGCTTCTAACAAACTCCCCTAATGTCATTGGCAACAATAACCTTGCAACAGCAAGTGCTCTTAGCGTATTCATTAGAGGAGTTGGCACAACAGAGAATCTTGCAACAGCAGAAACATCAGTTGGTGTTTATGTTGATGGCGTGTATGTTGCTCGCCAAGGTTTCAACAACCTTGCACTCCATGATGTTGAGTCTGTTGAGGTCCTTCGCGGACCTCAAGGTGTATTGTATGGACGCAATACAAATGGTGGTGCAATTAAGATTAATTTTAACAAGCCAACATTTGAAAATGTAATGACCAACAATGTTAGCTATGGTGCAGTGGATTATATCTATGGTGATAGTGTCATTAATACCCCAATTAATGAAAACTTGGCTGTTCGTTTCAATCTAAGTGCTTATCAATATGATGGGTTTGTAACAGCTCCCTATCTCAATAGGGATGTTAACGATGGTGATGGAAGATCTGGTCGCCTTGCCGCACGTTATAAGGATGACAACATTGATGTAAATCTATCTGTTGATTACTCTAAGGTATCTACAAATGGCAATTTTCAAGTTGACATTGGTGGAATACTAACCGCAAGGCCGCCCGATCTTTTCACTACGCTCTCAACATTCAATGCAATGAATAATAACGAGACTCGCGGCGCTATGCTCAATGTTACATACAATAATGATTATTTTGAACTTCAATCAATCACTGGGTATAGAAAGCTAAACCAATTTGTCAGCTCTGATGCGTCTGGTCAACCAGTTTCCCTATTTACTTTCTATCAGGACCAACAATCTGAGCAAGTGAGCCAAGAAGTGCAGGCTGTGGGAAATGTGTCTAATAATTTAAGCTATGTTGGCGGCGTATATTTCTTTAAAGAAAACGCCGATGTTTATTTGTATGATATTCTAAGAACTGCACCAACAGCAAACGCATTAATTGCATCTAAAATCTTTGGTGTCGATATAGAAAACTATGCTGCATATGGACAGCTTGAGTATGTGTTGGATAAAGTTACACTTGCTGCTGGCCTAAGATATACATCAGAAGATAGAGATCTTAGAATTGTTCAGACAAGCAACAATCCTAGCTCACTCTTCAATTTTAACACAAATGCTTTGGATGCAAGAGGAGTTGCTACAAGAAAAACTTATAGTGACACCACGCCTCGAATGAGCGTGAGCTATAAGGTGAATGATAATGCATTTCTTTACGCCTCCTACACCGAGGGGTTCAGGGCAGGTGGCTGGACAGGTAGAGCTGTAAGGGTTGATCAGTATGTGAATTTCAACCCAGAAAATGTACAAACTACAGAAAGTGGTTTGAAATTGAATGGCGCTAACTGGAGATTGAACACAGCTGTATTTAATACAAAGTACACTGACCTATTCAACACATTGGCAATTAATGGTGTGTTCACTGTGCAGACAGCCAATGCAAAAATTCAAGGACTAGAAACAGAAGGTAGCTGGCTAGTAACTGATTGGCTAAATGTCTATGGAAGTGTTGGGTTACTTGATACAAAGTACACTGGCAACCGCCCAGCAAACCTAGCCACAGAACTTCAGAGAGCACCAAGCACACAAGTTAAGGTTGGTGCTAAAGTTATGTGGGGGAATTTGGAATGGAATGTTGGAGCTTATGACGCCAGCGAGTATAGACTTACCCCAGCCAATCTTGCTGTCACTGCACCAGCGCTTGCAGGGCGAGGGATTGAGCTAACAAAGGTACCAGTTGTTGTAGACAACTCGCTTACCTGGTCACCCAACCGTCGGTTCTCGCTAACACTTGCCTGCACAAATTGCTTTGATAAAGAGTTTGTCGAAGGTGCTGTTTATGTTGGCCAATGGGCTGGAGCATGGGCAGGCGACTCGCAGATGTGGTCAGTAACACTCTCGCAGCAGCTGTGATAGAGGAATAAAGCTCCTGACTTGAAATCAGACGTGGGGGCAACCTCACCGTGAGTTCGAATCTCACCCCTTCCGCCAATTTATGAATATAGCATTATTCAACTAGGATGTTACAATGAAAAAGTTATTGACACTAGCTGCTGTTACCTTAGCCACCACTGCATTTGCTCAAGACGAATTAGTTGAGCCAAAGGGAATGCAGGACATAATGGCTGAAGTTGTTACTGGCAAGTATAGAATGAAGCAAGCCAGTGCAGCACCTTGGGATGTTGATGTTGTAACAACCAGTGCCCACATTAATGCATTTATCGACGGTGAGATTTGTAACTCACCAGAGTTTGATGTTAAGTTTGTAAAGCAACAAACGAGCACTGTCGCCAAGTGGCGAAATCCTATTGGCTTTGAATCTGTTACATATAAAGGTAAGCTGGAAGTAACATCAGAAGATAGAACAATGACGATGCTGATGGAGAGCAATTCTAAGGGAATGGTTCTTCGTAGAACTGTTGTGTATTCAGGTGGCCAAAAGCTTAATTGGCTTTGGCTAGGTACAGGTACTGTAATAAAGGGGATGAGCGGTGGTCCAGTTGTTGCTGATAGTGATGGGAGTATTGTTGGTATTGTTATGGGCCGTCCTGCCAAGGGATTGAAGAAGTACCAGTTTGAAGAAAACAAGTATGGCGACCTAACTCTATTTGTACCTTATGATGTTGTAGATTTCGTTTGGAGAAACTGCAAATGAGCAAACCAAAGCTAACATGGGCTAATATCAAAAAGGATAAGCTGTTCTTGTTACAGGCTGGTATTGTTATTGTGGTTACTGGATTGTATATTGTATTCCGATGAAAACATATATCCATGTCAACCAACATGTAATACGTTCAAATAAAAAGAACGGAACATCAGATCCTGTGCTTACAATTAAGCAAGGTAAAAAGAATACCTATTGCAAAAAAGTAAAGATACATGGTCCTAGTGAGGTAGTTTATTCTGGCAATGATAAGCCACTACTTTCTTGTGGCGCCAGAGTAGCAGTTGTAACAGAAAGCGAAGTTGAAGTAGTAGAATGAAAGTTATTAATTTGTTCGGTGGGCCAGGGATTGGAAAGTCCACCATTGCAGCAGATCTCTTCGCTCTAATGAAGAGAGAAGGCTATAATGTTGAACTAGTGAATGAATATGCTAAAGAAGTTACCTGGGAGGGGCACTTTAGTTATTTAGATGATGAGTTCTATATCCTGGCCCACCAGAACAGACGTTTAGTTAGACTAAAGGGTAAGGTAGATTACGTCATTACAGACTCGCCCATCCTTTTAGGACTGGCATATACGCCAGAAGATTACTATCCTCATTACTTTAGTAAGTTTATCCACGAAGTGTGGGGATCGTATGACAATATAAATATCGTCTTACAGAGAGAGTCTAAGACTTATACAGAAGCTGGAAGGAACCAGAAGTATGAAGAGGCTCTTTTGAAAGACAGAAAGATGATTGATCTACTTGAAGAGAATGGTAATGACTTCATTCATGTTAAAGTAGACAGAACAACCAAATATGAAATACTTGGGTATATAAATGGCGACAAAAAACGATATAACCGGTGATGCAATTCAGACGAAACTAGCATCTGATCTTTATAGACAGAACTGGGATAAGATCTTCGGTAAGAAGGATAAGAAGAAAGATGGACCAAAACGAACTCGAGCAGCTCGAGCAAAAGTACAAGGAACTCCTTGACCGATACGGTGACCAATTGCCAGATCCAAACCACTACCCTCGCCAGTTCCAATATTATGTCAATATACTAACATGGCAAAAGCAACTTGAGAAGTTAGCTGTTGATTCTAAGAAGTAGTGGTTGTATAATAAATACATAGGACTTGACCATTAGGAGTATATCGTGTCCCTTGTGTTGATTGCTGATAGTGCTGGTACCCCAAAAGATTGGGTTAACTTTGAAACTGCTGTTTGCTATTACGCTAAAGACAAAGTTGTTTGGGAAGCGGGCTCCCCCATAAGGGAGTTCCTAGGTGGCCACAACTATGTTGGCAAACAATCCAAAATTACTATCTCCTCCATCCTTGGTGTATCTGGTCCAATCCTTGGATCTGCATTCTACGATAAAGAATCAATCTACGCAGACCGCTATGTTCTCTACTCTCGTGACCGCCACATCTGCGCATACTGCGGTGACCAGTTCTTAGCAAGAGACCTAACTATCGACCATGTGATGCCTAAGTCTCGAGGTGGCAAGAATAACTGGACAAATGTTGTTGCTGCCTGTAAGCCTTGCAACCATAGAAAGGGTAACAAGACGCCAGAAGAAGCAAGGATGCATCTTCTCTACGTTCCCTATGTGCCTAACATCTTCGAGAAGATGATTCTACGTAACAAGAAGATCTTGGCTGACCAGATGGAATTCCTAATTGGTAGGATTCCAAAGCATAGTAGAATCTTTCCTCTACAATGAAGCTACCAGGGCTACTGTTCAAACTAGGTACAGTAGATGTTAGTAAGATTGAAGAAGAAGTCAATAGCCTAACACACGATCAATGGATAGAATGGGACCTGAGGCAGAATAGATACAAAGTCCACTCTGCCACAGAGTCCTATCCTTTGATGTTCTCAGAGTATGGTGAAGAGCCAAAGTCCTACAATGTTGGCTCACCATTATGGAACGCTACTCAGCATCTAATCAGTAAGCTCGAGACATTCTATAATAGAAAGGTTGGGGCAGCTGTCTATGTTAAGTTGAAACCAAACACAAACATTATACCTCATACAGATGGTGGCTGGTTTGTTGATACTCATAGAGTCCACATTCCGATAGTTACAGACCCTGGAATCTTATTCTCTCTTACAGATAAGAAGTTCCATTTGGAGAAGGGTTCAATTTACGAACTCAACAATCTTGTAGAGCATGGCGTTGAGAATCCTACTGGCGTTGGTAGGGTACATTTGATGGTCGATATCCTACCTGATAGAACCGTAAACACTGCAGTTTTAAAAAGTCCTTTAGAATCAATAGGTTACGAATCCTTAAAAATCAACGAGTTAGCGTAGTTCTTGTAACTCCTTGATTTTACATGTTGTCTTTGCTAACCTTTGCTGTATAATGCCCCGTATGTTAAATCAATACACATTCGACGAAAACATCGTCTCGGACCTCTACAAAGAGGCATACAATATGCGCCCAGGAGAGTTCTTTTGGAATCGGTGGGAGACTGCTACCAACGATGGCAAGCAAGCCATCTGGGATGATCTCATCGATGCTGCTAATCGTGCGGCTGAGACCGAGCGCGAGATTCAGCAAGAAGCGATTGCTGAGTTCGAGAGCACGGTTCGCGGCATCATGGCGACCGTTGCTGGTGTGACTCGCAAGGATGCGATTCGCTATCTCCACGACCAGTACGACACGCAAGGAAGCGAAGAGTGGCTCGAGTACGAACTCGGTGTGCCGTATGGTTATCTCTCTGGTTCACTGAAGGTGGGATTCTAATATGATGCCCGAACACGATTTGGATATTGCGTTGACGATGTACGCTGATCATTTGATCAAGGATTACAATCGTTGGAACAAGGATGCTGCGAGTGAAGGCAAATATGGCGTCACATTCGACCGTGGTCGCAAGTTTATCAAGGTTGTGAATTCTTCATGGGGTTCGAAATCGGTTCATAGTTTCATCTGCATTCAGCCGCATGGCAAGTTTCAGTTTGGTGACATTCTGAAAGCTGCTACCTGGCGTCAGCCTGCCAAGAACTTTGCTCGAGGCAATGTGCTTGATCCGAAGTCGTATATACATCATAGCTGGACGGGTGCCTAATTATGAATCTTAAAGAATTTGATAACATGCTGAAGAATTTTGACTGGTACTATCAGATGTCTGATGACAACCGAGTCTGGCGAGCAGGTGAATCTGCTAGCGCCAGAATTAGAGAGGTTACTAAGACTTCTGCTGAACATAAAGAGTTGTATGAAGTTTGGTCAAAGTATTATTATAGTGGTCCAACATGGAACACTGAGAAATTTACAAGAGAGATGTTGGATGCTGAACGCAAGCGGCTTAGTGTTCTCTAATGCGAGTTTCTAAAGAGACAATCTGGCATTTCGTTTGCGACTCTTGCCGTAATTGGTGGAGCATTGCAAGTAGCGATGATTGGAAACCGAAAGAGCTGTATTGTCCGCATTGTGGGCTGAAGCAAAATTTTGGAGTTGAGTGATGAACAATAGAATCAAAGAACTTGCTAAGTCTGTTCAATGCGAACGGCATTGGACCGAAGAAGATATTGAAAAGTTCGCCGAGTTGATTGTGAAGGAATGTGCCCAAATTTGTTTTAGCGAGAGCAAAGGGCACGACATGGCTTTTGGTGAACATTGCGGAATTGTGATCAAAGAACATTTTGGAGTTGAGTGAATAATTTATGTCATATCAAGAAGCATTGGCTGCAGCTGGCGCCCGCGTAATTGCGTTTGAGTCGTTTGGCTCATGGCAAGGTGAATGGGTTGCGCTAGTTGAGTATCGTGGTGAACGTGGTTGGGTGCAAGGTTCGTTTGGATCTTGCTCGGAGTGTGATTCATTTGAATCAGAGTTTGGTTGGGATGCAGAAGAGCAAGATGACTATCAGCAGCGTCTTGCCTCGTTTGGCGAATCATACTTAGGTGGGTTGCAGACGACTCAGCAAGTTCTTTCTCAGTTTGAACGAAGTTCAGAATGGGATTTGGATGCTGAGGATGCCATCTTCTGGATTCGTGAGACTCAACAAACCTATGGTGTTGAGTGAGTGAATACACTCCAGACTGTTGGGTAGTACTTCGCATCGTCAGCATCAAAGATGACGATCAGGTTTTCTATCGTCTGCTAACTGGATGGATCGGTGGATATGCTGAGGCTGATGTTTGGAGATTGAACAGCGGTATTACTAAAATGGAAGATGCTGAAACACACTGGCTTGTTTATGGTCAGAGCAGCAGTGTCTATCGTTGCGGTAAAAATTCATATCGATGGAGCACATTGACTTTCAGCAAGTACACTGAATGGCAAAAGACATTAGGTGAAGAGAATATTGAAATGATGCCAGAAGATACTGACTGGCTGAATGTGAATTGGGGATTGAACAATGCGTAAAGAACTTGACGAAAAACTGTGTGAGAAGTATCCCAGAATCTTTCAAAATCGTTACGCAGATATGCGCACATCAGCAATGTGCTGGGGGTTTGAGTGTGGTGATGGCTGGTACAATATCATCGATACTGCTTGTGCTCAGATTGAGAATCGAGCATACAACAATCGTCTTAATAATGTAAAGTTTCCTCCGGTTGTTGCTACCCAAGTCAAAGAAAAATATGGTACTCTGAGATTTTACTATACTGGTGGTGATGAATACATTGATGGTGTTGTGAGCATGGCAGAATCCATGAGTGCAGTGACTTGCGAAACTTGTGGCGCACCCGGCAAACTGCGCGAAGATGATTGGCTGAGAACACTTTGTGATAAACATGCCAATGATCCAATCGCTTGTCATTATAGCACAGAGAGATAGAATATGTTTCTTACCATTCCAGAAGATGGGTACTTCTTTAAGAAGGACAAGATCAAGATCATTGAGAATCACTACAGTGCCAAGTATCTTGGGTATTGGGCAGTGAAGTGGTCTGAGCGTCTTGGCTGGTCATCGACGCCTGTTGATGTCTTCTATCAGCCAAACCCAGACGTATCCAAAGGCCACTCTCATTACTTCGGAATGCATATCAGCGAACGAGGCGACGTAATGATCTCAAATGCTGAGAGTGCTTTCAGTGAACCAATCACTGGTATGTTAATAGAAGGTGGCGAAGTGATTGTCAGTCGCTATCGTCACGACTATGTTAGTAAAAATGGTTGCTGGATTGATGGTGGCCGCGATTACATTCGTACATCGGGCGGTGAGTTTGTGAAAATTACTATCAAAGATGGTGTGTTTGTTTTGGAGGCAGCATGAATAAGAAAATAACAGTTGAACTTGATTGGGATACTATCGATAAAATTACTACTTGTTCAATGAAGAGTCTTGTTGAAAGTCTTGAGGATGATCTCAGGAAACGTAAGGACAATACTGGTATGGCAATATTTGAAACAGACAAGGAATCTGATATTGCTCTAATTGAAAAACACATTGAAGCGTTCAAGTTGGTTTTGAAGTATTATGGAGAAGGCAATGAGTAAAGCATTTGTAGATAAGGATGGAAAGATCTTTATGGCTTTTGACAGGTTTAAATTTGAAACTCAGATCATGTCTTGCTGGAATGTTACCACTGACTTGAAAGATCTTTCAGAGGAAGTCTTAGAAGGCGATTTATCTAAAGATCAAATCACCAATGTTCTTATTGGAATTGAACACCTATATACTATTAGGTTTCAAAAGCTGTTCCGTCAATTCGAGCAATTGATTCGTGAGCATGGAAAGACGTTAGATCATCTGCCAGAGGCTGATAAAGTTGATTGATATAGATTCAATCGTTTATAACAACACAATGTGTAGCAAGAAGCGGGTAGAAGCGCTTGCTAAGGCTATACATTTTGTTATTGATAACAATGTCCCTGGTGACTTTGTGGAGTGTGGTACGTGGAGAGGTGGCCTTGCTGCCTTAATGCTCTACAATGCAAAAAGGACAGAAGATAAGAGACTCTATGTCTACGATACATTTGAAGGTATGCCTGAACCAGGTGAGAATGATTGTGGCACCTCGAAAAGAATGTACGAAGAGAATAAGGGTGATTGGTGTAGGGCAGGTTTAGATATTGTTAAGTCTGTACTACGAGAAGTAGACGCTTCTTATTCGGACCTTTGCTATTTAATTAAAGGCAAGGTCGAAGACACATTAGATTTAATGGCCCCTCAAACTATTGCTCTTGCGAGATTGGATACAGACTGGTATGAATCGACAAAGAAGGAATTAGAAGTTCTATATCCACGAGTTGTAGCAAATGGGTTTGTTCTCATTGATGATTACTCAGATTGGAATGGATGTAGACAAGCAGTTGATGAATATCTAGCTACTATTGATAAGACTACATATAGATTAGAATTGGCTGATGGCTCATTGGTGATACAAAAGAAATGAAAACATATTTTATAAAAGAAGGGTACACTATTCGTCCAAACAATATGTTCTACAATGATACGAACATGAAGGATGAGTGGCAGAGGGAAGTGTATCAATATGCTCGTCAGCAGTTTGATATTCATAACCTCACGAGCGTGTGGGATATCGGAACTGGTTCTGGTTACAAGTTACTAAAGAACTTTAGTGACGTTAAGACTCTTGGTACTGATCTTACACCAACTGTTGATTGGCTGAAGAAGACATATCCTGATAGAGAGTGGTCTGATAGTTTTGAAGTCTTCCATGGATACGATATGATCGTTTGCTCGGATGTGATCGAACACATTATGGATCCTGATCCTCTCTTAGATACAATCGAGGCTGCCAAGCCAAAGCTGATTGTCTTCTCTACTCCTGACCGTACACTCTTTCCTAAAGGTCACGATGGTCCTCCTGATAACATCTGCCATGTAAGAGAGTGGACGACGTTTGAATTTGGTCAGTACATTGATTCCAGGTTCAAGGTCCTGGACCACTTCATATCTAATGAAAAGCAGGCTACCCAATGCCTATTAGCGTGCTTAAAAACGCGATCCTAGAAAGTCCTTTAGAATCAATAAGTTACATTTCCTTAGGAATCAGGGAGTTACTAACTCCTTGATTCTACGTGTTGTCTTTGCTAACCATTCCTGTATAGTGGACGCATATGGAAACAACAACTGCACTTGAACAAGAGGCCTGGAACGAGTACGTTATCGTCCAGGGTGTTTTAGATTCCGAGATTGAGGAATTCGAATTCCTCTCTTGGATTGAGAGTCGCCTTGGTGGCTACGATGATGCCTGCGATGGTATCGATCCTACGGAGTGGAAGTAATGAAGACCAAGACTTCTAAACCGAAGAAGGGTCAAAAGTTTTTCCAAGGCGACTTGGTGATGATTTCAAATCTCCCTCCGTGGATGAGTCATTTTTCTAGTGGTCTGGCGATTGTCATTGGCTCAGAGGCTGACCAGGGCGGTCACAGTCGCGTTGCCCACAAAGAGTATACTCTTCATATTATCGAACGAAAGAATGATTCTTCTTGGTATCCTGAGGAGTGCCTTGAACTCATCGAGATTGACCGTCTTGACTTGCTGCCTGAGAATCACAGAATCTCCAAGTCTCTCCGAGCCAAGAAAGAGCGCGATGAGGATATGCTATGAAAAACATTAGTTCAGAACTCAACGAGACTTCTCTCCAACAGCTGTTCGATGCTCTTGAGGCTCGAGGTGGCAAAGAGTACACACTTGGCTACATCTTCAGCATGATGCATCGGTTTATGGATGACAATCCAAAGCTTCGGAAAGATGTTGAGTGGCATACAAACAACATTCGTAAACTGGACAAGATCAGTCCTTGGCTGAACAAAGAGGTAGCGTAACATGGGATTCTTTAGTGACATTGATATTGAGATCAACAACATGATTGCAGAGGGTGCAACTCGAGATGAGGTCCTCGCAAAGTATTCGTTCCTCTCGGAGCGCGAACTTGAGGCTTACTTCAACCGAGACTTTGACTATAGCCATCAAGATGGTGATGTTGTTAGTTATGATGATCTGGTATGTGAGCCAGAAGACACTTGGATTGAGGAACATTATTAATATGTTAACTCATAGAGAAGTAAGAGAGATTGTCCGTGCAGTCAGTGGTACTAAGGACTACGGTTATATGGACAGGAGTAAGACTAGTCCTGAATTATACAATCTTGCATTCTGTAAAAGTGGTACCTGGGAACCTAATCTGGTTGATGCTATTAGAGAGGCATTGACAGCAGCTGGTCATACTGACCAGGTTAAGGTGACAGGCAATGGTCATTACCTAAGAGTAATGCGAGCAGGAGTTTGATATGATCTTCAGAGAAGACATTAACACTCGTAAGATCTATAAGTTCGAACGAGAGTACTTCTGGGGTGAACCTTCTCTCCCTATGAAGATGCTTCAAGATCTTGCAAACAAGATCTGGGAATCAGAAGGTAAAGAAGAACCTTTGCCTCGTGTTGTCTCTGGCAAAGGAACCAAGTATAGTGGGCGGTACTTCTCCTACTTTGATGGCGAGAAGATTGAACTTGCTCGGTCAGAGCGTAAGAGAACTGTCCTCATACACGAGATGGTTCATGCGCTTGGATACGACAAGCACGATGATGGGTTTGCCTGTAAGTACTTCGAACTGCTAGAGCAGTTTGCTGGTTGCAGTCGCAGAGAACTTTTGTACATTGGTATTGAGTATAAGTTGGTAGAGGAACCGGAAGCAGACATATGGTAGATTCGATTTTTAATCAGTTGGCAAACACTTCTTCTCGTCTTGAGAAAGAGGCTATCCTTACCGCTAACAAGAACAATGCCATATTGAAGCAAGCTTGTTTCTTGGCACTTGACCCATTTACTAACTTCTATATCCGAAAGATTCCAAAGTATAAGACCGATGTTGGTCCTTACGATACTCTACAACATGCTCTCGATAGGCTGTTTGCTCTATCTATTAGACAGAAGACTGGCAATGCTGCAATCGAGTATCTAACGATGATTCTTCAATCCCTTGACCATGATGATGCTAAGGTCATTGAACGAGTGATTGAGAAGGACCTTCGATGTGGTGTATCAGAAGCCACAATCAACAAGATCTGGCCTCAACTTGTTCCCACCTACCCCTGCATGCTTGCATCTGGGTATGAGGATAAGCTCGTAAATAAGATTACATGGCCTGCTAATGTCCAACTGAAGTTGGATGGTATGAGATTCAATGCTATTGTGAAGAATGGCTCAGTAGAGTTTCGTTCTCGTAATGGTAAGTTGTTGAACCTTCTTGGTCAGCTTGAGCAAGAGTTCCTAGCAATAGCTGGTAACGACGATGTTGTATTCGATGGCGAACTTAATGTCATGGATAATGACACATTGCAGTTTATGCCTCGACAGATTGGCAACGGTATTCTATCCAAGGCTCAGAAAGGAACTTTGACTCTTGGTGATGCTGCTTTGATTCATGCAACTGTTTGGGATTGGATTCCGTATGAGGACTTCTTGAGAAGCGAATGTTCAATGCCCTACCGTATGCGATTGAACTCCTTGTTCTCCTCTATGGACAATGCTGCATATGAGAAGAACGAGCATCGAGTTGGCAAGGTGCACAAGGTTTGGAACAAGGATGTTAGTAACATTCAAGAGGCACAGGATACGTTTGAAGAGTTGTTGGGTGATGGCCAGGAAGGCATCATCCTAAAGGATTTGTTTTCTAAATGGGAAGATAAGAGAGCGAAACACCAGATCAAATTCAAGGGAGAACTGGAATGCGATCTAATGTGCGTCGATTGGGTCGAGGGTACTGGTAAGAATGCCGGTCGCTTAGGTGCCCTGGTTCTCGAATCAGCTTGCGGCAAGATTAAGGTGAACGTAGGTACTGGATTTACGGACTATGATCGTAATAAGATCACTAAGGACGTTGTTGGTAAAGTGATTTCCATTAAGTATAATGGTAGGATTGTTGACCAACGAACTGGTGTTTCGAGTCTCTTTCTTCCTGTGTTCATTGAAGTTAGGGACGATAAAGATACAGCTGATGACTCTAAAAACATTAAATAACTGTTGATGTTTAGAAACAATTCAGCTATAGTGATGACTAAATATTTCTATTTGAGGACTAATTGATATGGCAAATGATGTAAAAGTAAATCTTGCATTGAGTGTTGAGGATGTAAATCTTGTTCTTAATGCATTGGCAGAACTTCCTGCTAAGCTTTCTATGGGCTTGATTAATAACATTTCAGTCCAGGCTCAGCAGCAGCTCCAGGCTACCCAACAGGCACCTAGTATGGCCGAAGCTTCAAGAGCTGTAACAAATGAGATTCGTGATATTGAGGTTAATAACTAATATGGCTAACAGAAGCGACTTTCAATCAGACTTTCCTCGTTCCCTGAAGCGTATGCTCGCTATGGAGCAAGCATATGGCTGGGTTAGGGATAACCAGGAGCGAGGCGAACTCAAGCGCCTTTGGAGAGCCGCCCATACGCGACATCGCGATTATGTCAATAAGCGTGGTACGATGGCCGTTGGTCAGAATGTAGATGAGAGTAGTGAATGAACACAATCGACTACTTCGGTAAAGAGTTAGTACTCAAACCTATCAACAAGGTTCGCGTCCGTGTGATTGACGGAAAGTGGAATGTTGAGTACCGTACCAAGAAGTGGTTTTTTAACTTTTGGAATGTTGAAGGTCAGTACCGTGACTTCGTTGATGCCAAAGCTAAGGCAGAGACATTGAAAGCACAAGGTGGATTCTTCACTCTAAGAGATGTGGTCATTGAGATGGATGTCAATACAGATGTTCAGGAAGAACCTGAAGCTGATTTATTCACTCAGTTTACTACAAGTGAGCAGACCGAGCCTCCTAAGAGAAGTTGGTTTGCACGAATATTCAAAAGGTCCTAACACGAGGGGCCTATAGCATAACGGTTAATGCAGCAAACTCATAATTTGTTGACTGTAGGTTCGAATCCTACTGGGCCCACCAAATTTAATATTATGGATTCACGACAACAAACAATTCAATACTTAATGCTCGAGGCTAGCGAACTCTCAAAGGTTTGTGCTGAGGCTTTGATGGCTGTCCATAGAAATAAGGCAGACATCAAGGTTGAGCAACAAGTTGGCGTTATCCTTAACGCCATCAAAGAAGCAACCATTCAACTTAACTTATCAGAAGATAGACTGATGGTTGCAGTAGAGAAAGAACAACTAAGACGGGAGAAGGAACTATGAAGGATGATATTGATCCAAACACATACTTCAGTTTGTCTATGCGTAAAGATGGTAAAGATGTCAACGTCAACTTTGATGGTTTTGATATTACCAGCACTCAAATTCTCGAAGAAGTTCTCAACTTCATGAAGGCATGTGGCTATTGCTTTGACATTGATGACCGACTTGATATTGTTAACGATTTCAGATTTCAGGACGATAGTGTTAATCCGCAAATCGATATGTCATGGTTAGACAATTATCCAGACCCAGAGCTAACAAACTTTAATGCAAACAATATAACTAAGCCAGAGGGTTAATACAATGCCAGCAAAAACAGGTACTAAGGGTTACGGCAAGGGTCGGGCTAAGTTAGGTTCTAAGAAGCGGAAGGCTCGTCGTAAGAAGAGTTAATTATGAAAGTGCATATAGGTCGTTACCCAAAGAACGGTAGCGAGCAAAAGGTTAAAGTCCAAATTGACAAATGGGACATATGGAATATGGACTGCACGTTGGCTCATATTATTCTTCCTATGCTTATTCAGCTGAAGCAAGCAAAGCAAGGTGCCCCTTATGTGGATGACTGTGATGTTCCAGACAACATCAAATCTACCAGTGCTCCACCAAAAGAAAATGACTATGATGTTGATCAATTCCATTTCGATCGTTGGGACTATGTTCTTGATGAAATGATTTGGGCATTTGGTCAAAAGAATATTGATTGGGAAGAACAATACTATAGTGGCGAAGCCGACTACCTACACCAAGCATATGATGAGAATGATCAGAAGATAGGTGATCCATACAAGTGGCCTCAGAGGAGTCCTAAGGGTTCCAAGTACAGTCAACTTGTCCCTGGTCCAAAGCACACATTCAAAACGGATATGGAAGGGCTGAAGGCACATCATGACCGTATGAAGAATGGCTTTAAGCTATTTGGTAAGTACTATGACGGTCTTTGGGATTGATATGAAACGGCAATGGCGTTGTGTTGACAAGAATAATCACTACTACTTCCAGGTAGACAATGGCTTAGTTATTGGCCAGGTCTATAACTATGCACATACAATTATCTGGGGTGCTAAGATTCCTATTAATGCAACAGAAGAAAAGATTCTTGGTCAGTATGTTGAGATGGAATTTGCCAAGAGAGCAATAGAAGAATATTGGGAAGAGAAAGACCGTACATTCGATCTATATGATAATGACATGAAGCTTCTAGTTGGAAACAGTAACGGGTTAT